ATATGCTCCAATCAGAACGCTCAGCCGACCATGAAGAGGCATTGAGAATCGCTCTCGATGGGCATCAAGCGGGTATCTGGACTTCCCTTCCGGCGATCATCCAGAGTTTCGATGCAGACAAATTAACCTGTACGGCGCAGCCTGCAATCAAAGGCCTCGTCCGCGCGAAAGATGGTAGCACTTCCTGGGTATCGCCCCCGCTTCTCGTTGACGTGCCGGTGTGCTTCCCACGCGGAGGCGGGTGCACGCTTACCTTCCCCATCGCAAAGGATGACGAAGCGCTGATCGTATTCTCATCGCGCTGCATAGATTCATGGTGGCAATCGGGCGGCATTCAGGTTCAGGCTGAACTGCGAATGCATGACCTGTCGGATGGTTTCGCGATTCCGGGTCCATTCAGTCAGGCGACGAAGATAGGGGGCTGGAGCGGCGACTCGACGCAACTCCGAAGCAATGACGGCTCGACCTATTTCGATCTGAACCCGACCACACAGAAAGTGAAGATCGTTGCACCGGGCGGATTCGAGGTAGACGCACCGACGAGTCTGTTCGCTGGCGCCGTGACGATTCAAGGATTGCTCACGTGGATTGCTGGCATGGCCGGCAGCACGGCTAGTGGCGTCGCGGCGACAATAACCGGCGTCATCAACTTCATTGGATCGGTTACTTCCAATGGGAAGGCGATCGATAGTTCGCACACGCACGGCGGCGTGCAGACCGGCCCAGGAAGTACCGGGGCACCCAACTAGCCACATTCAAATAGCCCACTTCGGTGGGCTTTTTTACGCCCATACGAAATGAGATACAGAGAACTGTCCGCTTCGGGCGATTACCAGATCGGCCAGGGGCAGGCGAACTTCCTGGTCAACACACCGGCTACCGTCGCCCAGGCTGTCCAGACGAGGTTGTTCCTGATTGCCGGCGAGTGGTTTCTCGATACGACGACCGGCGTCCCTTATAGCACGGAGATTCTTGGCTACGGCACGGAATCGACTCGAGACCTTGCCATTCAGGAAATCATCCTGGAAACGCAGGGCGTGACAGAAATAACGGACTACGCAAGCACCTTTAATCCGACGACGCGCAAGTTTTCAGTAGCGGCAACGATCAACACCCAGTACGGGCCAACGACAATCACGGCGACGCTCTGATGGCAACACTTGCATGCACGATCGATGCGACCGGTATTTCGGCGCCCTCTTATAACGATATTTTCACGTCGCTTCAGAATTCGTATTGGTCGATATACGGAAGCGATGCAGTGCTTACACCGGATAGCCAGGATGGACAGCTTCTGGCTACGTTCGCCCAGGCGATCAACGATTGCAATCAGGCGACAATCTCTGTCTACAACTCATTCTCACCGGCAAAGGCTCAAGGCGCGGCGCTTTCCAGCAACGTCAAGATAAACGGTCTGAATCGTCAGGTATCGAGTAATTCCACAGTAGATGTCACGATTACCGGCGTTGCTGGATCAGTCATCGCAAATGGCATCGTTCAGGACTCGCTGAAGAATAAATGGGATCTTCCGGCGAGCGTCATGATTCCGCCAGCCGGGCAGATTGTCGTCACTGCTACATGCGAGACTGCCGGCGCGATCAACGCTGCGATCGGCACTGTCACACAGATTGTTACGCCAACGTTTGGTTGGCAAACGGTCACGAATGCCTCGGCGGCAGCGCCAGGTGCCCCCGTCGAAACAGATGCCGGCCTACGTGTTCGGCAAGCCTCGTCAACCGCCCTGCCATCCCTGACGATCCTGGAAGGGGTGCTGGGAGGTGTCGCTGCGGTTGCTGGCGTGACACGCTATGCAGCTTACGAAAACGACACCGATACGACCGACTCTGACGGCCTGCCGTCGCACTCCATGTCAATCGTCGTGGAGGGCGGCGACGCAACTGAAATCGCCACTGTCATAGCCACAAAAAAGGCTCCGGGAACAGGTACGTATGGCACCACATCTGAAACGGTGATTGATACGTATCAGGTGATTCATAACATCAAGTTTTTCAGGCCGACTGACGTTCCTATTACCGTACAGATCAATCTGGTAAAGCTATCGGGGTACACAAGCGCGATCGGGGATGAGATCAAGTCGGCGGTAGCTAATGCAATCAGCAATCTCGCGATAGGCGGCGATGTGCTGGTGAACAAACTTTACTCATTTGCCAACTTGCCCGGTACGGCAGATGGCGCGACGTTCGATATCTCATCCATCCTGATCGCGCGCGACCTGAATGCGCCAGCCGCCTCAAATGTAGTCATTGCATTCAATGAGGTCGCCGTGGGTCTGGTAGGAAACATCAACATCACAGCCACCTGATATGACCACTGTCGCCGACTACACAGCATTGGTGACGAGCGAGCACCAGAAGCCCAATTTTCTCGCCACCATCACGGCCCTGGTGCAACCCTCTGTAGATCAACAGGGCATGCTCGCTACCATGGCCGCCCTGTTCGATCTGGACAACGCAGTAGGCGATCAACTGGATACGGTGGGCGCATGGGCTGGAATCTCCCGATACATTCCGAACGCGATACCACTGGCATATTTCGGTTTCGACGTGACGGCGAACGGACAGCCATTCGGTGAAGAGGGCCAGCCCGCGATTGGAGCCCGGTTTTACGATGAGGGAGAGCCGGTCGCCAGTAGCTCGGTGCTGGCCGATCCAGAGTATCGGTTTGTCATCCGCGCCAAAATCGCCAAGAACAACACCAAGGGCACGAACGATGACTTTCTCGCATCGCTTTCGCTGCTATTCAGCACGCCGGGCACTGTGGTCCCTGTGATTCTGGACGATCCAGGAACGATGCATATCGGGATCGCAGTCGGGCGACCGGTTACCTATCTCGAGAAGCTGCTGATAAGCGAAGTCGATATTCTGCCGCGCCCCGCTGGCGTGCAACTGGAGTATCGGGCGTCGTTCTATAACGGAAACGTATTCGGCTTTCAGGAATCGTTCCCTGCCATGGCTCAGGTGGTTGATGGCGACGGAACGCCAGTCTATATGCAGGACGATTCCGGAAACATGATTCCGGTATATGGACAGTACCAGTATGAAAATCCAGACGCCACGGTATTCACACTACCTTTTGGCGAGGAAGGCGTTATTGGCGTTGGCGGGGTATTCGCCGAAGAATTTTGAGAACACTCAAGCTTGTCTATAAGCCGCCTTCGGGCGGTTTTTTATTGGGATTGAACAAATGGCTCAACCGACCAAACCGGCAGTAACGTCCGTCTGGGCGAGTACGGCAACCGATAACGTTACACCGACCGATGCATTCATTGCAGCGGGTTGGCCGCTTAGCACAACGCCACCATCGCGCGGGCGTTTCAACTGGCTTCTGAACTATCTGTACAACGGCATCCGTTATTTCAGCCGCCGAGGCATCCCCGATTACGACGCCGCAGAAACGTACATGACTAACGACCGGACGATGGGTCCGGACGGCCTCACGTATGTCAGTCTGGTCGATAACAACACGAATCACGCGCCCGCATCAAGCCCTACACAATGGGCCAGGTGGGGGTTCAAGTCGTCTGATTTCGGCGCGACGCTATCTGGCAATGGGTATCAAAAACTGCCGAACGGCATGATCATGCAATGGGGAAGCGTTGGCGTGATTTCCTCTGGATCTGGCATCACTACCCAGATATTCTCGCTACCCATTGCCTGTCCTAATGCGCACATTTTCGCAATGGCAAGCTTCGGCGGCACGGCCCCTCCTACGCAAGGCGCTCCGTCAGCGGTAGCTGTCAGTAATTCGCAGGTAGAGATTGCCCTCTATACAGCCAGCGCCGGCACCTATGCAGCCAACTATCTTTCCATTGGTTATTGAATAACCAAGTCGGGATTGATTGAGTCTGCAAGCGAACAACAGATCCGCACTAATGGCCGCCTTCGGGTGGCCTTTCTTTTTGGTGACCAGATGGTAGCCGCAACGACTAGAGTAAATGCTTTTGATCCAGCCCTTGCGGTATCGGACACCGACCTTCTATACGGTTTTCAGACGAACGAAGTAAAAATGACGGTTGCGCAATTGCGCACTGCATTGTCTGGAAATGCCACCCGCGAAGCCTTCACCGCAGGCCCGCTCTTCACCGGAGCCATTTCTGGGGTAACACTCACGGTCAGCGCGGTTGCGAGCGGTACGCTTGCTGTCGGTCAGACTGTCTATGGTGCTGGCGTCACTGCGGCCACCACGATTACCGCCTTGGGTACGGGAACGGGCGGCACCGGCACGTACACCGTCAGCGCGTCGCAGACCGTCTCAAGCGAGGCTATGGGTGCAGCGAGCGCGACGCAATTCGCGGCGGGATTCTCGACCAGCCTGACGCTTGCCAACACCTACGGCTCGATCAATAACGTTCTCGTACTTGCCGATGCGACGGTGCAGACCGATTGCACGTTGAGCGCCACGACTCTCGGCTTCAACCCGACTGTTCCTGCTGGCACGCAACAGATCGTTGTCATGGGTTGGCCTTCACGGTCTATCGGCGTCCCCGCTGATGCTTCGGTGACGGACGTGAAGGTGGCGCCGGGCTCGAAGCTTTATAGCCGCATCAACAATTCAGTCAGCATTACTGACCCGGCCTTTGGTGGAGTAGTTGGCACTGATTGCACAGTGGCCTTCGGCAAAGCGCTTTCATATCTGGTGGCGCAGGGCGGCGGCCAGCTTACGCTCCCTGCCGGACTGTTCATTCTGTCGGCGAAAACCGTATGCAATCTGCCGGGAACCGGTATTTCCTCGATCAGCATTCAGGGTGCTGGAGCCGATATAACAGAGTTGCGCTGGACAAACGCAGACGGTGGCTTGCGCTTCAATCTGAACAGCCCCGGCCATACGGTGCATGTCCGCGATGTGTCGATCACGACATCGGCAGCCGGTGGCGGCACTGGCGTCTATATCAGCCAGGCGATGTCGCTCAACGAGTTCATGCAGTCGGATATCGCGTTCGTGACGTTCCGTGGCTCGGACAACGTTGGGGCGGGCGGCAACGCCTATTGGAACGACTGCTACATCATGAACGGGGTGTGCGGCACCAACGTTCTTGGCGTGACATGCTACGGGCCAAATAGCTGGTCTATCGCTTCGGCCAGAGGCGGTACGTATCAAGGTAATGCCGACACGCGGTTGAGCGATCCTGCCGGGGATGGCTATTCGATATACCACAACATTTCGATGTGCATTTTCAATGGTCTCAACATCGGGATCATTTACGGTAGCTACGCGCAGGGCGTAACAATCAGCCAGATCAACTGCCAGAACACGCAGACAGGCTTCTTCTGCCCGCCGAGTTCGACGGGTGCTCTTGCGCAGCTTCAGATCGCGACGAGCCAGTTCGCCAACAACGGCAACGATATCTCGATTTTCTCGCCGATCCTGAACACGATGATCTATGGGAACAACCTGATTTCCCATAACGCCAATTCGGCGATTTACCTGAGCGATCCCGATGGCTTCTCAATCGTCGGCAACCAGATCATTTCTGACGGCTCTAGCCCCAGCAATATCGGCGTCGCCGTTGGCGCATCCACAGGTGGTTTCAACACCGGGATTATCACCGGCAACACGTTCATCAACCTCGGCACCGCCGTTCTCTTGCAGGCCGGATCGAGCGGTGTGAATGTCCAGTCCAACTCATACCAGGGCAACACGTCTACCGTTGTCAACCTTGGTACGGGCAATACCGTAGGCGGTGGATCAATATGAAAAGAATCATTGGCGCCCTTGCGACGCTTGTCTGTTCGTCGGCATTTGCGACGACTTACGTCCC